TATCTGTGAAAGTTCATCACGATACCAATAGTATTTATTAAACTCATCAAAGGATTTGATTTTATCAAACTCAGGTCTGCTCTCTATCAATATTTTACCTCCTTAAAACCAGTTTAGGTTTTCATTTCTAAATAATGGAGTTTCAGTTTCTTTATTTTGAGGAATAGTTCCGTTTCTCTAACAAGCTAACACACTCGACGTGTGCTGACGGTATCTTCTTATACTATGAAACGAAATATGGACTGTCTGAATATCTGAGTTAAACTATTAAACGTAACTTATCCGGTTATTTACAGCTTCATCTATATATAGGACGGTATTAAAGATTTTCAAAAATTCCTTCTTGCTTATCTCTCCTGCCCATCTCCCATGATTAACCATATGACGATTCGGCCAGTTCAGTGTGAACTTATTAGTATTCTCAAAAAAGAGATAAAGCCACTTAAGCAATCCAGTATCTAATAACGATTTTTCGACGAATTTCTTACTTAAAATGCCTACTGTGGACCTTCCAACGGGAACATAATTATCTTTACTATAATTTTTCTCAGATACCCTGTTCATTACTCCGTCAATTATGATTGTAGCCATTGTATATGCCGCATAATAATTCTCAGACTGATAACTCTGAATCATGGCCTGGATTAAGACTGCTGGAATGAACTGAGATTTTTCCAATTTAAATATAGTCTTCTCATCAGCTATATCATTCTCTAACATCTCAAACCAGAATTCTTCAACTTCCTCAAAATCCTCAGCTTCTACATCATAAGAAAAATTACTATCTTGAAAGTAGACAACCCAACCTTTTGTAGCTAAAATTTCAAGTTTAGATTTTATATCTGCAATTTCTTCTTCAGAATAATGGTCTGAAAGAGACTTTAGAACTTCTGAAATAGCTGATATATCATTAAAAATAGTAGTCTGATAGCTATTTAAAAAATCTCTCATCGCAGTTGATAAGGAATTTAGACTATTAAAGCTATAACTTGCTGGGATTACCTTTTTTATATTAACAAGTTCTTTGGCCATGGAGCTAGCTGCTTCTGTAATATTCATATTTAACGGAGTATTTATTATCTTGGTAAATTCCCTTATCGGTTCCATTATCTTGGCGATTTGTTCAGCATTCATATTTGCATACAACTTTACAAACTTATTTCTGGCGCTAGATTTGCTGTCCACAGTTTCTTTAGGTAATTGTAATTGTTCATTATCCATAATTATGCCTCATCATTAAAACAATTTTTCATAGTAGGTTGCTTATCCAGTTCGCCATCTAGTGTTCTTTTGATGCTACTACTTCACAACAACCTTATTTTATCGTATAAATATAAAAAAGGCTATAGTTACAACACATAAAATACCGTAACTATAGCTTTATAAAGTAATTTTACACTTTTTAATTCCCAACAGAACTCAAGTCGTACTATAAATCAGAAAACTATTTTTTGAAAGGAGAAAAAAATGTTAACAAGCCAGAAACTATGATGCTAGCGATAGAATAAGCTATAATTTTATTATCATTCATATTCGTGATCAAAAAATAGATGAAGATAAGTGCATTTGTAGTTATTATGGTTAAATAAAACCGAGATTGAAATCTCTGCCATTTATTTAAGGTACGAAACACTCTTGGAAATCGTAACCCAACTCCAGCATTTCTATTAGGAAAAAAGTAGTTTAATGTCCACAAAAATAGTGAAATAATCATTATATATATTGAAATAATGATAAATCACTTTATTATTTAATGCCGGAAGGCAACATGAAGTCTATGTTAAGTATTAACATCTCCAACTTCCTAAATTTGCATTATATTTTAGGCCTTTTAGTGGAAGCTGTTGAGTTAAATTCTTCATATAGCTCTTCAATAAATAAATCAATCTGAGCTAATAAATACTGTTCTTCATTAGTTAAATATTGACCATCTCTAATCTTTGAGTTTAACAACTTCTTTTTATGTTCCAAATAATTAAAAACTGTGCTGGCAGCATCGTCAAATCCGTCAAAATATAATGAACTCAGCCCCTGTTTAACTCCTTGTTTCATTGTTCCACCAAATTCTCCTAGTATAGACATAATAAATTCCTTTCTACCTAAGTATCATATCGGTACTTAGACTTGTTTCTTAAAAAGTTTCTAATAGATTACAAATTTTTATATATAAATCCCAATTTTCAATTACAACAATTTGTAATTGTTCTCTGGTTCTTGTGATATTCTGATAAAACATTTTATTTATCGGATAGTAGGAAGGTGTGCTATTTAAAAACATGAACTGATTTTCTCCGACCACCTCACCTCTTTTATTTTTCTTTTCCTGAACGCCTGGGGCATAGTAGAAATTATAATCCATCGGTATAATAACTTTATCAAATTCTTGTCCAATAACTTCATGTGAAACTTTTCCGCAATCAACCATTGAGTCTATACTTTCATGAGTATAGCGGCTCTTAGCATAGTTAAGGACATGCCAATCAGTCGTATCCTCCATTTTATGTAAATAAGTATCCGCACTTGCTCTATTGCCAAAATATTTTATTTGAATATTTCTATGCGCATTCTTTACCTTTTCAATAGGTTTATCAACCGAAAACTTAATCAAGTTCTTTATAAAAGCATTCATTTCTGGATTGGATCTGAATTTATCTTTTAAACTAAATTGCTTTGAACCCAACTCATGAAAATTGTTTAATATGCTACTTGCTGTTGCCGCACTTTCCGCCTTACTCAAAGTCTGAGCACCGTCTAGTGATATAATGTAATTTGTATTAGGATTGTTAGCCACTGAGTTCAATAAAGCCGAAACTTGCTTATATTGATTATCCTCCCTTAATCTCTGGGATTCATCAATTATTATGTAGTCGTAAGAATCAGCATCATCCAAGGTTTTTAGCAATTGATATATGGGCTTTATTTGAAATCCCTTTGTCTGTAAGTACCGCTGACCTTCATTCAACTTTGCACCATGTATAATTACCACTTTAAAATCAAAATACATTAAAAGCCTTGCAATATGATAGATTAGCAACGTTTTTCCTGTACCTGGATTTCCTTTAATTGTAAAAAGTCTTTCATTATTTCGGGGATGTAATATGTAGTTAACAATTTCCTCTTGATTACCATTTAAAAAATACTGTTGTCTGAGAAATTTCTCAGTATCATTGAATGGAGACACTAAATAATTCTTTATATCAAATAAAGCATCTACCTCATCTAAACTTAATTGACTAACTTCCTGATTTATTAAAAAACGAATAAATCTTTCAGGATCGACTGCCTCAATACTCCCTGTATCTCCATTATATTCAACATAACTTTGAATATCGGGAGAAAAACTAAAATACTTTGTTGGTTTATCAAGAAAGTTCAAATAGAAGTGATTTCTTTTTAGTTGTTCTCCTTGCTTATCCAAGGTAGTTTCACTCTTCAATTCAATTGAAACATTATAGTTCTCTCCAAACCGAATCAAATCAAACTCTTTACCTATTTGAGGAATTTTATAACCAAAATAGAAATTATCAGTGTATCGTGACAATATACAAGGTGTCATCCCCCAGTTCTTCAGTATTTCTACAAAGGATACAAATGTAGAAAATTCGGACGCCCCCTTAAACGGATAGGCCATATTCGAGAAATAGGATACCATTTCTCTTTCGTTTATTTTTATGGCATTTTCCAGTGATTGGTTTTGAATGGGCTCCTCCCTTTCAAGGCTTTTTGCATACCTTTCAATAGACTCCGATAAAGTATTGAAATCCATATAATCTCACCCTCATTAAAGCGTTTTCTTTATTATAACATTTCTATTGATTGATTTGAATAAGTTTACCTAAATATTTTTAGGAGAATAAACTTCTTTGTTTTGCAACCATGAGTATTTTAACAAAAATAAAAAGGCTGTAGTAATGAAACCAAATATCCATACTACAGCCTATAAATCAACTTCTGTTCCTTCTAAAAATCTGATGCTGATGGTGCCGTCTTCCCCGAGTGCTATTTTCTCTAACACCTGGCACATCCTTTGTCCATCAAATACAGTCTGGTCACTCTCAACTAGTTTCTTCAGTTGCTCCGAATGGTACTTCTCGAGCTTTTGCTCCTCACTAAAGTTGGCCCATTTTTTTAAAAGCGGGTTCTTGTTTTCCCTCAAAATTTCTAAGGCTCTGATAAAAGCCTGCTGGAGAGTTTCTTCATCAATGTGGCGGTTAACGCAGCCCTGGATTCCTTTTATCTTATAGCGATTATTGCATTGCCAGACCGGCCGTTTTCCTCGACTGGTCGTCCAGTTCTTCCGTCCAAACTGCCCGCCACACTCTTTACAATATACCTTACTGGTAAAGGGGTTCTGGGCGCATTGAATGATGTAGTTTTTCACCCCATATTTCTCTCGATAATTCTTTCTTCGCTCCATCTCTAGTTGAACCAACTCCCACTCCTTTGGGGCAATAATGGCTTCATGGTTCCCTTCAATATAATACTGATTGACCTGCCCTTGATTCGCACTGCGTTTCTTGGTTAGAAAATCAACCGTATAGGTTTTCTGGAGGAGCGCATCACCTTTATACTTCTCATTTTGAAGCATCTTCTGGATGCTGCTGGGGTACCAGTTGGGCTTGCCGTTCCAGCCAGGAACCCTTTCTTCTCTTAAGGTTTTCGCTATACTTTCCGGTGAATCCCCTTCTAAAAAGTCGTGAAAGATTCTTCTGACTATTTTGGCTTGCTGCGGGTTGATGACGAGGTTCCCATCCTCTCCCTTATCATACCCTACAAACTTTTTCGTATTCACCCTAACCTCCCCTCGCTCAAACTTCTTGCGAATCCCCCAGGTCGCATTTTCTGAAATGGATCGGGATTCATCTTGAGCGAGAGAGGACAAAATGGTTAAGAGCACCTCGCCTTTGGCATCGAGACTGTCGATATTCTCTTTTTCAAAGGTGACCCCAATTCCTAGTTCCTTCAGCTCCCGCACATACTTCAAGCAGTCGAGCGTGTTTCTAGAAAAACGGCTAATGGACTTGACAATGATACGATCGAGCTTCCCTTGCCGGCAATCTGAAATCAGGCGATTAAACTCGGTACGTTTCTTAGTGTTGGTTCCTGAAATCCCTTCGTCCGCATAGATACCTACCAGCTCATACAAGGGATTCTGGTTAATATATTCTCGATAATACCGAACCTGATTCTCATAACTTGATAGCTGTTCGTCTTGGTCGGTAGACACTCGACAATAAGCCGCCATTCTGATTTTTTGAACCTGCTTCTGAGTTTCCATTTGAATTGTTTTCTTTGCTGGAATAACAGTAATGTTTTTTGCCACTGATGATCTCCTCCTTTACAATGGTCGGTTTTGTCACTTGCCAATCTTGGACCACACTATCAGGCACCCGCATGCCAATACAGGAGTCTTTCCCCTCTCGGATGTACTTGCTACAGACCCATACAACCTTTCCTTTGTAGTACTTCTGCCGTTTTAAAGTAGAGCCACAATGCTCGCATTTCAATAAGCCACTCAAAAGATATCGTCGATTGTAATCGATGCTTAGGTTTGCCTTTCTATTCTGTTTCAGACGCTTTTGAACGGCTTCCCAATCTTCTCTGGACACAATGGCTTCATGGTTATCCGTAATCAGGTACTGTTGCACCTGACCTTGGTTTAGACGTTGCTTGGCCTTGATTTCCGCAAAATAGTATTTTTGCAGGATTGCATCCCCCTTATACTTCTCGTTTTTTAGAATATTGGTAATAGTACTTGAATACCATTTCCCACCGTCTACCGTATAAACTTTCTCTTCATTAAATAGCTTTGCGATGACATGAACTCCCATACCAGATAAATAAAGGTTATAAATCCGTTTGACGATTTTAGCTTCCTCAGGATTGATGATTAACTCACCGTTCTCATCCTTGTCATAGCCTAAGAAGCGCTTAGTGTTAATCACCAGCTCTCCTCGCTGGAACTTATTCTGAAAAGCCCACCGTTGGTTTTCACTCATGTTGCGCAGTTCTTCTTCTGCGTAGCTGGCAAGAACCGTAAGCATGACTTCACCCTCATTTGACAAGGTATGGAGATTTTGTTCTTCAAAGAAGATGTCCACTTGAATAGTTTTCAGTTCCCGGCTTACTGTAAGCAATAACTCAGTGTTTCTGGCAAAGCGAGAAATGGACTTTGTATGAATGACATCAATTTTCCCGGCCCTGCAATCCTCCAGCATCTGCTGAAAACCTGGACGCTTGGCCAGTTTGCCTGAAATCCCCTGATCATAATACACTCCGATGAAATCGACATCTTTTTTATTTTGATAAAAATGATTATAGTAGGATTGCTGATTGGTGAGGGAGTCCTGCTGTTTTTCTGTCATGGTTGAAACCCGCGCATAGGCACAAACTCTAATCTTTTCTGGCTTCATTTCACTCTCCTTTCTTCCTTACTATATATCACTCTAAAGGCCAAATTTATCAAGTATTCAGCCCACTGATTCAACCTTATTTTTGTTCAACTACTGTCTATGTAAAAAAGAGCCAAGACAAGCAACCTTGTCTCAGCTCATTCTCCTTAATCAATCCGGAGGACCTGTCCTGGGTAGATCAAATCCGGATTCTCAATTCCATTGATAGCCGCTAAGTGCTGGTAATTCGTGCCGTACATAGCTGCAATAGCGGAAAGCGTATCTCCGTTTTCAACGGTATAGGTTGAAGTGCTGGATACTTGAGCACTTCCCGTAACCTGCAAAACTTGCCCCGGATAAATCAAGTCAGGATTGGTAATCCCATTGATAGCCGCTAATTCCTGATAACTTGTTCCATAAAGAGCCGCAATAGCTGATAGTGTATCCCCCTCTTGAACCGTGTAAGTCCCAGTCGAAACTGGGGCTGTTGCTTGTTGTGGCACTTCTGATCGAGGTTCTGGTACCTGTCCGGTATAAACAGAACGCAAATCCCGATACATATAATTGGAATCTACTCGGCCACTGATACCTCCAACAATTCCGTCACTGGTAAACTGCCAAATGTCTGTCGGTACCGCACAAGCCTCCACTTGCCACTGGGCCACCCAGTTGGTATAGGGACTCAAGTCACCCATATTCTGGAACCAGTACAGGCTTGCATACACGCCAGCCCAGTAACCAGCGGTTTCTACATTGTCACAAAACAGTCGGCAGATAGCCGTAGAAGTTTCCCAACTAACACCACCGTTGTTGGCTTTCCAACCGTCCGCATCCTCCATATCAATGTAGAGCGGCATAGAAGGATGGAATTGACGAGCAAAGTTCAAAAAGGCATTGACCTCAGCTTGTGCTTCTCCCAAATTTCGAGCATAACTATAATGGTAGAAACCGTATGGAATGCCAACTCGTTCACATTCAGATGCGTTTCGCCGTGCTCGTAAATCTTCCGCAAAACTGCCCCAGGACGAACGAATAATGACAAAGTCAACATTGTTCTTCAACTGATCAAAGTCAATAAAACCATTGTGCTCACTAATATCTACTCCAAATAAAGCCATCTTATTTTTCCTCCGATTTTAATTGTTTCAAAGTCTGCTTGAGTTTTTCTGGAACTGGTAAACCAATCCGGGCCGCATTTTCAATGATGCTGAGGCCTTCATTAGACAAGTAATAGAAAATAACTGCTGTGCGGATAATACCACCCTGTTTCAAGATATGGGTATCAATAATCTGCCCCATGGCCACCAGCATCAAAATCACAACCTTTTTAAAAAGTCCTCGAAAACCAATTGTACTGGATAGCTTCTTTTCAACAACGGCTGCCATCAGCCCACTGATATAATCAATAGTGATAAAGACAATCAATGCAAAAATAAAACCATCCCAATCGCCAAAGACACTGCCAATTAGTCCACCTACCGTAGTAAACAGTACTTTATTCGCAAAAACTAATTGCTTCATGATTCATTTTCCTTTCTACGTAGTTCACTCCAATCTGGATTTCCCTTCTCATCAAACTGCATGATATAGAAATTCTTATGGAATAACTCCGACAGATTCATAGTAGAGACTGTCGCTCCCCACTGGGTCAATGCACCTACCGTTTCAACTTCTATGAATTGTCGACGGCCTCCTTTAATAACCGGACGCTTTTGAACTTCCCGGTACATATAAAAGTCCTCGCCCTCACTCTTGCAGCGAATGAATTCTCCATTCTCGCGCATATAGGTGAGCGCTGCAGCCAAATCAAAGGGTTCTGTGATTTGGCTGAGGTCAGGCAATAATTCCTTATTCTCCATCTGTTTTACCTCTATCTTTTTCTGCTGGTTCTGTTACTTCGTCAAGTGCTGTTTCCAATTCTTCTTTTTCCTTTTGGAGGACTTGATAGGCCTCCTCTTTCTGAGTCAATTGAATGGCTAAGAGGTTCTTTGACGTTACCTCATCTGCCAGTTTTCTGGTCAGCTCTTCAATGGTTAAACGAAGAGCCTGATTGATTTCTTCTGGTTTCATTTGTTCCCTTTCTTATAAACGTCCCACTAAGCTTCTTGTATCCCACCAAGCTGGATGCCCTTCTCCTTGATTCGCTCGATACTCATAGAGTGCTCCAATGCTATTAGACAAGCGTTGGAGAATCTCATGGAGTGAGACATAATTTCCGCTTGTATCTAAATAAAGCCAAACGTCCCCAACATTAATCGTCGAGTCTCGTCTATCCTGTTTTCTGCTTGGACGGAGCTGAAGCTTTCCTGTTGTTGTCATAACCCAACCATCTTTATTATCATAGGCAGAACTGGCAAAGGACAATTCATCTCCAACTACATCAAGTGAGTCAACATTAACCCCATTCCAAGCCCGAATACCTACAAAGCCACCATCATTAGAGCTTTCATTGCCATAGCGATTAGACCCAATGACCGTCACACCAGCCCTTCCCTTACCATCGACATTTCCTGTCGCAAACTTAATGAACTGGGTTGGATAACCAGCTAGAACTCGTTTCAAGGCAGCTTGGTCTGTATAATACAAAATTTGACCCGCATTGAGACTGATTTCCATAGCTCGGTTAATGGCTGTTAGGATACCACCTGATATCTTGTTCGCAGATAAAGTTACCGACTGCACCTGGCTGATGAAGGCCTGCTTTGAGAAAAGCTTCCTCAGATAAGCTTCGGTCGCAGATAGCTTGTTAAACAAGGCATCATCTACTTTCAGTTTCTCAGCCGTTACTGCTTCTGCACTTAAGATTGCGGTTGTGACTGATCCCGATTCAAAGTTAGCTGTCTTTAACTTATCCACCATGGCAGACTTAATAACAGCACGGTCAATTAAAGTTTGTCCTGTGATATGGGTGAGTCTACCATGAATATGATTTACTCCATTCGCTAATAGATTCAAACTGTTTAGTACTGCCCCACCTGAAGTTAAATGCTGAACTGACCAACTGTTTGCGAGCTGAGTTTGAACAGTAGAAACTCTCTGGGTCAAATCCGTCACCTTGGTCACATAGGAAGAATCTGTCAGGACAATCTGGGCCAAGTTATGTTTGACACTGTCTTCCTTTGAGCCAATGAGCCGTGAGTACAGATTAACTGTTTCCTGAACCTTTTGAAAGTCACTGCTGCTGGTTTTGCCATTGACTGCCTGCAAAATTTCAGAAAAGCGTCCCTCCACTGTCTGAGAATAGGAGGCAATCTTGGTTTCTGTGTACTGCCGGTCATCCTCTGGAGCTGGACTCGGTGTCGTCGCAATTGTCCCTTCTTCCAATTGTGGATCCCGAATATAAAGAACATCACCAACAAGCCAGCCATTTGAATAACATACCCAGGACCAATATCTCTCAAACTTCACGGTAAAAGGATGAACAAACCGATGCCATTCAGTTTGAAGTGTCACGGTTGAAACACCACCTGTCTCAAAACCAAACCGAACAACTACCGACCGACTCGCTTTCATGTCGGCCGAATAGACCATTTTCTTCCCTTGCCATTCAGCCCCCCTTAAATCAAAAATGGGCTTATGAAAGCCACCATTTCCTGCTTTGGTACAAGTAGCTTTGAGATAGTAGCCACTTTTGGCATTCGTATCCGGTACCCGTTCAAACTTCCATTCTGATACATTAGACGAGAGGGGCAACAGACCATCAAAATCATAATGACGAATGTAGTTGCGCCCACCAATTTGCAAACTCTCAAAGCGACGATTTAAGCCTTTCACATCTTCTGAATAGGAGGCTTTTGCGACATAGTCCTTGGCTACTTGCTCTCGGACAGTTCTGGCCTGATTGGCTGTTTCCGTCCGTACATACCGCTCCAGTCGTTCCCGCCGTTCACCATCTTTTGAAACATACCCCTGAACCTGTTGGAGAGTTGTTTCAAGACCGGATAGAGTTTGCTTGACTTCTGTCTTACTGACAAAACTGCCCATTTTCTGAAGAATTTCTGTTTGAAAAACTTTCAAGTCTGCTGTTGTTCGATTCGTTACTTCTTGGACATTGTTCAGAGCTTTCTGAGTGGCTCCTACCTTCCCTAAGGCTTCTTCCGTCTTTTGAGTAATCGTATGAAGAGACGACTCTGTCGTTTTCGTAAAAGCAGTAAACGAACTCTGAATCTGTTCACGAGTCTGAGCTGCAATTTCCTCTGCCTTTGCTTTTGCCTTTTCAATGCCATCTAATACCATACTCTCTTGCTTCTCAAAAGCTGCATCAAAGGCTCGATTGGCATTTTCTAAGACTCGTTCAATCATCAACTCTTGATTTCCTTGGGCAAGATTCAAAATGGAATGTGCTGCAGCTGTTAAATTTGAAGAAGTATTATGGCCACCTTCTTTTGCTTTATCGTCAAAGGTCAATGAGATATATTCTTTAGTCAGCGCATCATATTCATAAGCTACTGCTTGTTTGATGACATCTACATGGTGTTTTCTGCTCTTTAGAGTAATCCAGTCAGCTAAATGAACCGTTTGACCATCTAGCTCATAGGCTTCTATCACAATGGCATCTTGCTCTCGGTCAATCTTATCATGATAGAATTTACTCTCACCCCATTTTCGCAATTCCTCAAGGGTTTTAAGATTGTTATTCGTAAACTCTTTTTCGTTGATATAGGGATAAGCACTAAGCAAAGGACTGTCAACAGTCACGGTTAACGTCTTCTCCCCTTTGGCTCCTTCTGGTTTAAAGGTTGAATGAACATGAATACGGGTCACGACATTCTGAGAGCTTCTATTCCGCTTGTAGGATTTTAGATTCTGATGAGTCGTAATAATGACGCCACGATTCTCTCCTCTGTGATCTTGAATGGAGAACGAGAAATTATCTCGAATGAGCTCCCCTTCCCAAGTTCCTACAATAGAATGAGCACCATCTAACAGGACGTTATAAAGCGTAGTTGTCTCAGTCGTGTTAAAATCCCTGTGTTTGGTAATATCACTGGTGAAAGAAAAAGGCCCAAGACTTGTCTTAGCCGCCTGGACCATGCTAGACAAGGCCGTCATACAACCGACTTGAGAATTTCCAATTGGCTTAATAGAATGCTCCATGACATCATCCGTAATGTGGTAACACAGAACCTCCACGTGGTCATCCATTTCAACTGGTTTCTTAATACGAAAAAGCTGTTCTCCTAATTCAGGGACAGGAGCCTTAATGAGTTTATCTACTTTCAATAGCCGATAAAGATGGCTGTCCGTGATGGGATACTTGAGGGTTAAGGTGAAATCTCCATTCAACGTTTCCTTTACCCTAGCAGATACTGCTTCATAAAGAGGGATACCGTTCCATTTAACGGTCTGTACTTCCTTATCCAATAAATAAAGCATTAAGCCCACCCCCAGACAATCTCAAAACGAATGGACTGAATCCCAGTTCCCAATACGACTCCCACTGTTTTATCTTTTGAAGGGTCAATCATCAAAAAATCACCAGACCAATTGATTCTTTTTCCTGATAAGGCTCTAAAACTTGGTTTGTCAGGGTTGTTATTCATCACTAGTGTTTCACCAGACTCTATTTTCTCCAAACGAATAACCTGACTACCAATCGTAAAACTGGTTTCAGTTGAGGTGTTTCCAACTATTGTCAATTTGGGAAAAGCTAAAGCCGAACCTTTCGTTCGCAAAGCACCATTTTGAGTGAATGACTGACTATCTGTATCTTTAAAGAATTTTGTGGGATGGCATTGGAAAGTCGCTTCCATCTCATAAACCTCATGCTTGTCCTTTATAACTTTTGAAACAAGTACCTTATAGCACCAAAGACGGACTGTCTTCAACTGTTCACTCTCCAGCCAAAACTGTTCTTTAGAAAAGAGAGTCAAAAACTGAAAAAGTTCTTCTTCACTTGGCTTGACCACATAAATCTTAAATGTCAACTCCATCACATTTCGATGCTTATTGGTTTCCATGACGGCACCACTGATCCCTCTATGCTCAAGGAGCTGAGTCTTGCTGCCTTTCATGACAATCGGTGGACTGTTTTCCACTATTATCTTGAAAGGAAACGAAGAGGTATGAACTCCATCAATCACTAATTCATTGTGTCGAATCATGTTCCCAATCCTTTCAATTGTTTTTGTCTGGCTAGTTCATCTGCCAGCCTCCCTGCCACATGTTCTGCCAAGCGCTCTAAGTCCGCTTCTTCCCTAATTACAACATCTGAAATTGTAATGGTAATCTGTGGCAGAGCATCCAAAGTAGAGGCAATCCCTCGACCAATCTGACCCAATGTTTCTCTGTTTAAGGGAAGCACTGCTTCTCTGCCTGCCTCCCCTCCTGCTAAGAGGTTCGCACCATTTAATCCAAAGATGGTTGGCTTGGTTAAAATCCCACCCTTGGCATACCATTCTATCCCAATTCGTGGAATATCCCCTTTTAGCCAATCAAGCGGATTGGCCGACCCACTGACACTAAAATGAGGTAAGGGAATATGCGGCCAAGAGATATGGAAATTAAAGAGATTCTTTATGGCATTGATGGCAGAGGATACGGCATTTTTAGCCCCATCAATCGCTCCAGAAATGGCATTTTTAATTCCATCCCAAATATTTCGAACAGTTGAGAAGATGTTGTTTAGGACATTTGATATGGTCTGCAAGATCCCATTCCAGATATTGGATAGTGCGCTTGCAATCCCCTGAACAATCCCTGTCACCGTGGATTGAATGGCATTCCAAATGGATGAAAATAAAGAAGAAAGGGCTGATAGAATATTTGAAACACTATCTCTGATACCGTTCCAGCTATTCACTATAAATTGCCAGATGGCATTAAGAATGGTGCCAATGATGGACTGAATCCCTTCCCATACGGTAGATACAATTTGCTTAATGGTTTCCCAGGCACCAGACCAATCCCCAGTGATCACCTGCATGACCAATGTGATAATGCTAAGAATAACATTTAGGACTGTTTCTATTATCGTCTTGATAATATCCCAGGCTGTTGTGACAACGAGCTTGATATTCTCCCAAACAGCTGTTAGATAAGGCCCAATTAAATCCATAATGGTGGTGATTACCGTCGAAATGGCATTCCAGACTGTTGTTGCAGCATCTTGAATCAACTGGTGATTTTCCTGCCACCAAGAAACCAAGGTTCCCCAAATTTCCATCACAAAGTCTACGACTTGTTGAACGATGAAAGAAATAGCTGAATAGATAGCATTCCAAGCATCCGTAACAGCTGCTCTGAAAGCTTCATTATGTTCCCACAGTTCCTTAATACCAATGACCAATAAAGCAACAGCCGCTATCACCGCAAGTACAATCCCTACAATCGGAGCAGCCGCAGCTAACATCCCTCCAATCGTCGTCCCAAGAGCTAAAGCTGCAGCTTGTAAGGCCACAATAATGGGTAAGAGAATACCCGCAACAGTCACCAGTCCACCCACAACCAGAATGAACTCCCGCACAGGTTCCGGAAGATTCACGAACCATTCCGCAACACTTTTTAAAAGCGGAACAAGTTGTTGAAGAAACGGAGCTAGGGTTTCTGCAATCGCTCCTCCAACTTCGGCCATGGCCTCTTTAGCTGCATTTTGTGCAAGCGTGAACTGATCGATAGGGTCAAGCGTTGCTTCATAGGTGGAAGCAACCACACCCTTTGCTTTTTCTGCAGTTCCTGCTAAATCATCAAAAGATAGAGCTCCCCTCTTAATGGCATCCACCATCCGTGGAGCAGCTTTAGTACCAAAGATACTGGATGCAAGCGTTAAGGCTTCCGTTTCACTAGTGCTGTTTCGGATTTGTTCGACCGTTTCTCTTAAGCCTTCACTCAGTGTCTTGCCCTTAGCCGCATAGTTGACTGCTGCTTTGGAGAGGGAAGAAAGAGCAGCCGAAGAATCGACCCCACTTTTTTCAAACTGCCCCATAAGAGCCACACCCTCATCAAACGAAAGTCCTAAAGCCTTAATTTGTGGAGCACCTTGAATGGCTTTGGTCATCAAATCCTGAACGCTGACACCAGTCGCCTGGGCCGTATAAGTGACGGTATCTAAGACCCGATTTAAATCACTCGTCTCAAGTCCATATGCTTCAATGGCTTGTTTTGCGGAAATGGCTGATTCCGTCACGTCCGAACCATTGATTTCTGCGTACTTAATCAAAGTCGCAGAAGCGTCCTTTAAGGCATCACCAGTCAACCCAAACTGGGTATTAAGCTCACCAACAACACTGCCCACTGTTTGAAAGTCCGTTGGAATTTCAGTCGCAAGACCTTTTGCAATATCTGTCATCCCATCCAGCGCTTTTCCACTGGCACCGGTTTTGGTGACGATGATATCCATCCCTTCGTCCACTTCCCAAAAAGCTTCCAGTGTTGCTTTTCCGAAGTCAATCAGCTTCTGACTGATTTCGTTCAGTTTTTCACTGAAGTTGGCTAGAATCTCAGACCTTAGAAGATTGTTAGTTTCTACTAAGCTGTGGTTGGCATTATCACTTGCTCCACTCATGCTGCTCATCTCATCTTGCAGATGATGATAAGCTGTCTTGGTTTCATTGAGTGACTTTTCTAGTTTATTGGCTTCAACTGAGTTCTCACCGTATTCAGCCTTGGTCAACTCTAACTGCCGTTCTAAATTGGCAATCTGTTTCTCGACAATCTCTGACTGAGCCGCAACCTTTTTCTGAGCAAGGGCCAGTTTTTCAGATTCACTGGCATTACGACCTAGCTGACTTTCTTGCAACTTAAAGGAGGAAGCGACTTTCTCACTCTCTGATGCTAGTTGATTTTGTTCAGCTCCTAAAGCAGCTAGTTTACTTTTGTTGCTGGTGACACTGGAGCCATTTTGCTCCAAAGCTCGGTTGACACCCTCTAGCTTATTTTCATAGCTTTTGAGAGTGTTCTGAGTGATTTCGACCTCTCTTTGAAAAGCCCGATACTGATCAGCTCCGATTTTCCCGCTTTGAAACTGAGCTTCTACCTGAGATTGGGCTTGACGTAGTGTCTCTAGCTTCTCTTTGGTTGTTTGAACTTGCTTGGCTAAAACCTCTTGTTTCTGAGTTAAGAGAGTGACATTGCCTGTGTCAAATTTTAGTGCCTTATCAATTTGTTTCAGTTCTCGGCTTGCTTCTAAGGCTTCGTGGTTCACCCCTTTTAGAGCTTTTTGTAAGGGCTGGGTATCGCCTCCAATTTCAATTGTGATTCCTTTAATCGTTCCAGCCATACCCTACCTCCTTCCCGCTACATCAAAAGTTATCAAAGTCTGTCTGAGTGGCTTTCCTGCTTCGACTTTCTTCTTTGGTACGCACTTCCACATAGTCTGTCTGATAGTCCAAGGCCATGCCAATCGTTATCTCTTTTAAATCTGACATGGATAGTCCTGTCTCTTTACAACAGTGAAGATAGGATTCTACCGTGAAGGTTTCGCTACTCGCTTCTTCCGACGCATCGACTTTTTTCTGGTGGTCATTCCTTTATTTAACAATTCCATCAGAACCGGTCCTACTGTTTGAAGCGGAAATTCTTCTAAGCCCATAAAGAACTCTTCAAAAGGTTCAATAGATGGGTTAGCTGATTTGGCAAAAACCCAAAAGAGCCTGTGGAAAAACGTCATATCAAAATCCGCCAACATGCTCATATCCACATCAGATGCAGATAAAGTTTTGCCTTCTTCTAGCTGTTCAACTTTTTTTAGAATCGACTCTACCTGCAACATTTGAAACAGATCCTGAAAATAATCTTTCCCAAATTCTTTTTTATAGGCAATCGGTGTATAAGCATTAGTAGCTAGCTCAATGTTCTTACCTGATAACTGAATCGTTTTCCTCATGATTAACCTCCTGGTTTCACAGTTGGTTCATAGACTTTTGCGAACCAAGTCTTTTTGACATCTTCTGGGGTATCCTCTGTGGTCCTGCGACGGACTAGCTTATCAAGCGGCCGAGGACTGGCTTTGAATTTCAATTCCACTTCATTGATGTCTGAACCGCTCTTTGTTTTAGAAGCTACTGTTGGCCGGCTTGCATAACAATAATAGAGCACATGGAGCGTTTCTTTCTTATCCCCTTCAAAGCGAAACATTAAAGCAAAGTTTTTCTTCTCACTGCTTGCAATTTCTGAGATGACTTTACTCTGGGCATCAATCGTTTCTCCTAACACTCGGGTCAAAAATTCCTGTGTCAAAAGAGCCAGTTTCAGAGTTCCTTCATAGCCATCATTAGATTCTGTCGTATAAAAATTGATGTTGTCTGCTTTATATGAACCAGAATCCCCTTGTGGCTCCAAGGTCAGCTCTGCGGCACCCCTAAGTCGCTCTACTGTCCCGTAGGTCAGCGCCCCATCATCTCCTTCTTTGGTTACTTCTGCCCAATGGACATCCTGCAAACCAAAGGTGACTTTATTTTTCTCCATCGGATTTTTCCTTTCTATTGACTTAAATGATAAATAACCTGATACAGCTTTTCTGTATCCAAATAGGTTTCTTCCTTGTCAAAAAAGAGAGAATGACTGTCGAGTTTGGCTTCTATTTTCTCTTCTAATTCAAGGCTTTTTTTCTCAGTATAAAGCTCCAGTCTGACTTGACTTCCTTTGTGATAAGCCAGATTATCTGCACCATAATTTTGAGAAGCAGGAAACCAATACACCAAAAAGGGAGGAGCTGGACTATGCCCCTCCTCAAAATGATGATAGGCACAGGGCAAACCTAGACTGCTTAAAAATGGAAACCACTCATCTTTCTTCATAATTTCTCCCTCAAGCGCTCTTCAAATTGGCGAATCATCTTTTCTTCAACAGGAGCAATATGACGAATTCCTTCCACCCTACCACCGCCTCGTTTAGCATGACCATTTTCAAGGAGGTGTGTCAGTCCTGGTGTTCGATTATAAATCGTTTTTGTCAAAGCTAGATTCGTTTCTTTAGTCGCAGTAGAGGTCCAGCCTCGTGCATATTTTCCCCGCTTTTTCGGAGAATGTTGCTTTAACTCATTGACGGCTTCCTTTGTGCTGTCTTCCACCACTGCTTTCACAGTTTCAGTAGACCTTTCCACATAATCCTCTAACTCCTTTTGAATAGCTCGATCTAGGTCAGACGGGTCAATTGTTACCATATTGTACCTCCTCTGTCGCATCTACCAGGATTATCTTCTGAGGATAAGTCAACGAATCAATGGCCTTGATATTATAAACCTTATCCTCAAAGCGAAGACGAGTGGTTTTACTATCCAACTCTTGAATAGCAGGGTCGTAGCGTAGCGTAAAGCGTAACTGATGAATATTCTTGACCATTACTGTTGTAGTGCCTTCTGTTTCAAGAAGTACCTTGCAGGAACACCACCTAGAAAACAATGACTGCCACTGACTGCTTTCATTGCCAATAGCATCTTGCTCAATGACTCGTTTTTCAAAGATAACTCGTTTACTTAATGGGGCTATTCTCATTAGAATACATCCCTTCTATGGGCAGAAAGAAGAGCCTTGAGAAGTTCTACTAGGTTTTCCTGTCCTCCTTCTTCTCGGTGCTCGTAAAGATAAGCTGTCCCTAACAAAACAATTGTCTGAAGGAAGTCAACTTCTTTCTCCTCCGTCACTTCCTCCAGATTCTTGCGTAGTATACTGGAACACAACTCTTCACTGGCAGAAATCATGACTTGAATCAAGTGGTCATCCTCTGAGTGTTCAACCCTTAGATAGTTCTTTGCTTCCTCCAAACTAATCTTCATGAGAAGCCTCATTTCATGGTCAAAACTTTAACCGCTTCATTCAGAATTAACTTACCATCCACACGCTGACTAGCAAGGAAGCCAACTTGACCACTTTCTGCATAAAGCTCATTCAGACGCTTAAAGGAACGTCCTTGACGGTCCGCAATCCAGTAGTAAGAAAAGTCACCGAAAGCCAAAACTTTCTTACCTGTATCAATCGTTGGTACAAAGCTAGAGGTGAAATAAGGACGATTCAGAATCATATCTGGTACACCAGCTTGAACAGATGGCTGCCAGATATAGTTACCATTATTGTCCTTGAGTTTCCGTAAGGCTTTGACAGTCGAATCGTTCAAAATCCATACTGCATTTTTCCGATAAGGTGATTTAAGCGAGTGATACAAATCCATGACATCGTCAAAGGTAATCGTCGCACCACCACTAGTCGCCCCTTCAGTGACCGTTTGAAAAATTCCAGTTGGCTTACCTGTTCCATCACCAATCAGAAAAGCTTCTTCTTCCTTCACACCAATACGACGAGCAAATTCATTAGCCATATAGCTTTCCAAATCAAAGACGGAATCATAGAGCAGCTCATCAGAAATCTTAATGGCTGTTCCAACCTTATGGGAACCAAGCGTTACTTGACTAAAGGTATCTTCTGATTCCTTGAACTTGGAGTTCTCATCCATCCAAGTGGCTTCACCGTTCCCTGACACAACTGGAATCTTCCGCTCCCCGCTTGAAGTCTGAATGACCGTTGCAAGACTCCGCATGAAGTTTTCTTCTTGAAGAGCCTGAATCAGGCGTTTCTCATATTCATCTGGAACCAAGTAACCGCCACGTGAGTCGTCTCCAATACTGAGGGTATTTTCGATATCATAGAAGTTTTTCTTGCGGATATTGTTCCAAAAAGCTGTGTTATAGGCTTTAGAGGAACGTCCCCCTTTTGGATTTCCTCCGCCTACAGTTGGATTGGCGACAATCGCTTGACTAGCCGGACTGGCTAATTCTTTGTCCAGTGCTTCCTGCCGCTCCAAGCGTTCAATCTCTTTACCAAGGCGAACAACCTCATCTTCCATTTCTTCATAACGGGCCGTATCTTCTACAGAAACCAGCCCCTTATCATCCCGACAGGTATCCAGAAAGCTTTTTGCTTTCTCCCATACCTGCGCTCGTTTTTCTCGCAATTGTAAAATTTTACTCATGGTTATTCCTTTCTTATTTCAAGAGTGACAACCGTTTCTCTAACTGAGAAACTGGTGTTTTGGGCTGAGGTTTTTTATCAGCCAATTTTAAAAGCAGCTGGTTGGTCACCGCTGCTCGACTAAACATCATACTTTGAACCGTCCCATCTTCATGAGGTGCAGGCTCATACAAAATAGAATCCGCAAACCCAAGTTCAAGAGCCTTCTTAGCATTAAACCAAGACTCAGCATCCATCAAGTGGGATAGCTGTACCCGAGATAAACTAGTCTTAATTTCATAGGCATTGAGAATGGACTCTTTGACTTCCGATAACATAGCAATGGCCTTCTCCATTTCTTTAGAGTCGCCAATTGCGACCGTCATCGGATTGTGAATCATCATCATAGCTACCGGACTCATATTGACTGTGGTTCCCGCCATAGCAATGACACTGGCTGCCGAAGCTGCAATGCCATCAATATTGACGGTCACGTCATCTTTGTAGTCCATTAACATGTTGTAGATTTGGGCTGCCGCAAAGACATCTCCACCCGGTGAATTAATCCATAAGGTCAATGGACCACTGCCACTCATGAGTTCATTCTTAAAGATTTGTGGAGTCACATCATCATCCACCCAGGATTCACTGGCGATTGTGCCATTTAGATGCAGTACGCGCCCCATTTCATCCTCGCTGAAATTCCAAAATTTATTCATGACTCTCTCCTTCTTGATTTGTTTTCATAAATCCTCCTGCATCCTTTAACTTGGTCATATTTCCATTAATGAGATAAAGGTCACCACCTTCTTCTGGCGGTATAGGGTTAAGTTCTTCTAACTTCCTGATGTCATTGGTTGATAGCCAACCGTTTTGTCGGCCAATCGCATAGCCATTCATCCGACTTTGGTAATCCCCACGAAGCAAGCCGTCCACATTAAATTTGATGAAATGGGTCTTCTTCTCTTCCGGCAGCAGCAAACTTTTCTTAAGAGCCTGTTCAAACCGAACCACCCAGGGGTCCAAGGTATACTTAACAAACTCAAGGGATTGCTGTTCAATATTAGAAAAACTGGACTTCTCTAAATCTCCTACCATATGCGGTGGAATCCGAAAGAGACGTGCAATCTCATTGATTTGAAACTTGCGGGTTTCCAAGAACTGTGCTTCTTCAGGCGGTATCCCAATTTGCTTATAGCTCATCCCTTCTTCCAGGACAGCTACCTTATGAGCATTTCGTGTCCCCTGATAGACTGCATTCCAGGAATCTCGCACCTTTCCAGGGTCTTTTAAGATACCCGGGTGTTCGAGAACTCCACCGGGGTTAGCACCGTTGCTAAAGAAACTAGCGCCATATTCTTCACAAGCAAGCGTCATCCCCACCGCATTCTTCGCCAGAGCAATCGGAGAATAACCAATCAGACCATCAAACCCTAAGCCTGGAATATGAAGTACCTCTTCTTGTGATAAAACAATGCTTCCTTTTTCCTGAAAATTAGGATTGTCTTCCTCATAACGATTGTAAACATAATAGAGCTTCCCCTTCTCACTTCGATGAACGCTCATCTGATCCGGTAGCAAAGGATACAGCCCAATCACCTGACCTGAACGGTCACGAAGAATCTGAGAATAGGCATTCCCCCAGATCAAGAGATGGCTCATCAAGGTTTCTCGAAAGACAAAAGAAGTCATATCAGGGTTCGGCTCATCATGCAAAAGCGTGTAAAGGGCATGTTCTGTATCCTTCGTTTTCCCTCCTTCGGTGTATCGATAAACATGAAGAGGTAAAGATGCAATGGTCTCTGACAGAATCCTTACGCAGGCATAGACCGCTGTCGTTTGTAATGCCGTCCGTTCATTGACCGTTTTCCCACTCGTGGTTCGACCAAAGAGTAGCGAAAAGTCATTTCCTTCATACTTATTTTTGGGCTCTCCCCTCTGTCGTTTTAGTCCTAATCGTTCCAATATTCCCATAGTCATCTCCTTTTCTAGGCATGAAAAAAAGCACCTCTCTTGAGATGCTTTACAATCACTCTTTCAATTGTGGAAAATCTAATAAATTTAAAATGATAAGATTCCTCGCTCATCATAAATACTACCGTCATTCTTTTGATGTCGAATGCACCTGTCTAAAGCCATAATGGTTGCGACAATCCCGTCAATCTTTTCGACAGATTTTTCTTTATCAGGCTTAATATTTCCGGCTGGGTCCTGTCTCATGACTACGTTTTGAGCCATCCATTTCAAAACCGGATGACCCCCATGCTGGATTTTACCTTCCATCATGAGTTTATAGTACTCTTTGGAAGGTGGACTCATATCCTTATAGCCCTGACCAAATGGAACCATTGTAAAGCCCATGCCTTCTAAGTTCTGAACCATCTGTGTCGCATTCCAGCGGTCATAGGCAATTTCTTTGATATGGTAGATAGTGGACAGTTCTTCAATGAACCGTTCAATAAAACCGTAATGAACGACATTCCCTTCTGTGGTAAGAAGAAAGCCTTGCTTTTCCCAGACATCATACAGCACATGGTCTCGTCTAGATCTAAGAACCAGGGTTTCTTCAGGCAACCAAAAATATGGAAGAACTTGATAGTTCTCTGCTTCATTTCTTGGTGGGAAGATTAGGACAAAGGCTGTAATATCTGAAGTGGAAGATAAATCCAGACCAGCATAACAATCTCTGCCTTTTAGATTCTCCACATCAATCGGCTGTCTTCCTTTATCGTAGATATGTTCCGGAATCCAAGTCACAGCTGAATTGGTCCAGATATTGAGTCGTAGCTGCTTGAATACATTTTCTTCTGCTGGGTTATCTAAGGCATTCAGATAAGCTTCCCGAACCCGGTCAATCCCAATCGTATGACCAAGAGAGGGATTAGCCTTTAGCCAGTTCTCTTCATCGTTCCAATCATCTTCTTCTGAAAGGCCATAGACAACTGGATAAAAGGTACTATCTTTTTTTCGCCCCTTTAGTATATCTAATGCCTTGGTATGCAATTCATAACAAATAGAGTTCTTATCGTTTCCTGCTGTCGTAATAATAAAAAAGAGCGGCTGCTCCCTGGCATCACCACTCCCTTTGGTTAAGACATCGTATAAATGGCGATTGGGCTGGGCATGAATTTCATCAAAGACTAAACCTGATACATTGAGTCCATGCTTGGTCCCAGTTTCAGCCGATAACACTTGATAGAAACCAGCATTGGAATAATTGATGATACGTTTAGTGGCACCCATGACTTTGGATCGTTTCTCCAAAGCTTTACTCATCAAAACCATCTGCTTAGCCACATCAAATACGATAGAAGCTTGATTTCGGTCGCAAGCCGCCCCATACACTTCTGCACTGGCTTCCCCGTCTGCGTATAAGAGATAAAGAGCAATCGCAGCAGCCAGTTCAGACTTCCCATTCTTTTTGGGAATCTCTACATAGGCCGTCAGGAACTGTCGATTCCCATCTTCCTTTACGATACCAAAAAGGTCACGTACAATTTGTTCCTGCCAGGGTAATAATAAGAATTTCTGTCCCGCCCAGCGCCCTTTGGTGTGGCAGAGATTCTGAATGAAGGTTACTGCTCGGTCTGCCTTTTTCTTGTCATAATGGGAAGTTGGAAGCATGAAGGGAGAAGGGATATAGTGATACGTCATAAGCGCCCTCCTAGTAAATCTTCCATTTCATCACCTGACCCCACTTCTGTATCCATTGAAGTCAGCCGTGTTCTGGCAGATGGAGTTAAGCCAAACTGTTCACAGAATTTGAGCATGATTTTAAGATTGGTCTGAGAAATAGAAACTTGTGGCACTTGTTGGAGATAGCCATTGGGAGTTTTAATAATAGAACCATGTTTTGAAAGAAACTCTTCTGCTTCCTTCCAGCGTGCATAAGCTTGGCAGTAACCCGCAAAAGCTGTCATATCCATATCGGTTAAAAGTCCCAATCCTTCTAGGATTTTGCTCATACGCTTCCATTCTTTCTTGGCATCTTCTTCAAGCCAGGAAGGGCATCTAGGAGCTTTCTTCTTAGGCTGAATTTCATTCTTTGGAAGTGGACGCTTGCCAGGATTCCCTTCTAAGATTTTTAAACTAATTGGTTTGGGCTTTCTGCCCTTTTGTGCCATGCCCTCACCTCCTTCAGCCCACAAGAAAAAAGCCCGAAGGCTTAATTTCTTATGAATCGATTTTCTCTACTTCATCAATACCATGTAACACATGGAGTTGTCGGCCATTGTCCCATTGAACAACCAAGGAACCAATATCATCTACATCTTCCACCGTTCCCAACATACCAATTGGCACTGGATTCGGATCCTCCATTTTTAAGAGCCGCACCCTTGTTCCAGTAGGATACCGCTTTTTTAATAATTCTACAATCTTCGCATTCATGTTTGTTACCCTCACCTTCCTCTAAGTGAAAGACACTTCTTCCCAGATACGGTTGGTATCTTCGACAATCAGCTGCAATTCCATATCAGCCATTTTTCCACTCATATCGGCTTCTTGAATGAAGGTTAGTAAGTTATGAACCTGAGTAGCATCTTCCTGTTCTACACTGTCCAACTCTCGTTCTTGAGCCAAGGTTATAAATCTTTTGGATAAGAGGGCTAAACGATTGCGAGCTTGTTCCAACATTAGATTAGCTTCTGCATTTGAATAGAGCATTATATGTTTCTCCTTTGGGGGATTTAATTTGGTCAATGGTATAATACCTCTAATCTGTATATTTATCCAGTTATAATAGATAATTATTATGCTTAATTTTGAAATTTTGATTCGAGTTCTTTCATCGCTTGGTCCAAATACTCTAGTTCCAAACATCCAAATTGTCTAGTCTTACGAGCACGCTCTATAGCGTTCCTCAATTCCTGTACTCCAGGAGAATCTTGTGATAAGTCAACCAATTGTTCAGACAGTCCCTTGAGATATTGGAGGGCTTCTGTTTCCGTCACCTTCTTATGCTTCGCTTGTTTCCTTCTCATACTCACTAACTGCTTCTTCAAAAGCTAAGGTCTTGCCCTCACGGATTAGCTGCACATCTGACTTTTCCGTCGCTTCCATATAACGTTTGACAATAACATCCACAAACTTCTCATCCAATTCAATACCATAACAAACCCGACCGGTCTGATCAGCCGCAATTAAGGTAGAGCCACTGCCTAAAAATGGGTCCAGGATAAGTGTCCCTCGCATGGAAGAATTCTGAATCGGATAAGCCATAAGCTGAACAGGCTTCATAGTCGGATGCTCTTTGCTGGATTTTGGACGGTCATATTCCCAAATGGTCGTCTGCTTTCTATCAGAAAACCATTGGTGTTTTCCTTTTTGTTTCCAGCCATAGAGCACAGGTTCATGTTGCCACTGGTAAGGGCTTCTACCTAATACCAGGGCATTCTTTTTCCAAACGCAACAACCGCTCAGATAAAAGCCAGCTTCCTTAAAGGCCTTTCTGAAATTCAGCCCTTCTGTATCCGCATGGAAAACATAGATGGAAGCATCATCCTCCATGGACTGTTCTACATTGACAAACACGTTAAAAAGGAACTGAAAGAAATCCGCATCGGACATATCATCATTTTTGATTTTACCCGCTGTTTCTTCCACATTAACATTGTAAGGAGGGTCAGTTACGACAAGGTTGGCCTTCTTATCTCCCAGGAGAAGCTGATAAGTTTCTTGCTTTGTAGAATCACCACAAATCACTCGGTGTTTCCCAAGATGCCAGATATCTCCTTGTTTGGAGATAGTCGGCTTTGTCAGCTCCCCATCTACATCAAAGTCATCTTCTTTCACTTCCTTGTTGTGAACCTTAGAAAATAGCTGATCGATTTCTGGGGCTTCAAAACCGGTTAGGTCTAAATTGAAATCCGCATCTTGCAAGTCCACCATCAGGTCTGCGAGAAGTTCTTCATTCCACGCGCCTGTGATTTTATTTAAAGCAACATTCAGGGCCTTTACCTTATTCTCATCATCAATCCGAACCTGAACACATTGAACTTCTTTGTAGCCTAAGTCAGATAAGACGGTCAGTCGTTGATGGCCTCCAATTACAGTGCCATCGAAATTAACAATAATCGGGTCAACATAACCAAACTCCACAATGGATTTCTTGATTTTTTCGTACTCCTTATCACCCTTCTTGAGTTTCTTTCGTGGGTTATAAGCCGCTGGTTTTAAAGAGTCAATGGGTAAAGAAACCCATGTCATATCTTGTGTAACTTTCATACTACCTCCTTAGTAAAAACGAGATTGAATATAGCAGCCATGACTACAAAACTTCCGGTTCGCATTGCCGTATGATAAAAAAGACTTACCGCAATGTTGGCAAGTCAATTCATAGTAAGCTGTATTTTGTTTCTGGTGTAATTCTGGATGGTTCTGCCACCAGTATCTCCGACAGGCATCCGAACAAAACTTCTTAGGTCGACCAGTTCCTTTGGGGATAAAGGTTTCTTTACAGTGAAGGCAACAAGGTAGGCCGCTGGCTTGGTCTTTCATCATCTTTGTGACGGCATTTCGATAGCCCAATAGTTCCGGATTGCGTTTGCAGTAATTGCGAACAGAATCTCTAGACAAACCGACTATCTTTCCAATTGATTGGTATCCCAAACCTTCAGAACGTAGTTTTCTAATCTGTTTTCGTTGAAAATCGTCCATTTCTGCCTCCTTTCTTTACTGAAATCTCTAACCTTTTAAACCATAAAACGAAAGAAAAATAAGCCATAACATCTTGTTACAGCTTGTTTCTCAGTTATTTATTTCTTCAAAAAATATACCCCTTTTGCATTTTGCGAAAATGCACGTTTGAGGGGGCCACGGTCTTTTGAGAGGCAGTCGACAGAGATTCTATCCCCCCTCCCCCCTCACTAAAAATTATAGCCATAAATTGGAATATGGTCTTCGGTCACGGTTTTATGGTCATGACAAGATTTACAAAGAGGTTGCCAGTTGCCCTCATCCCAGAACAATTGTTGGTTTCCTCGGTGAGGAACGATATGGTCCACCACCGTCGCCTGCCTGTAAAGATTCCGCTTCAGGCACCGAACGCAAAATGGATGAAGCTTCAAGAAACGAAGCCTGGCTTTGTTCCAACGTGAGTCATACCCTTTTGTCTTCGTGGACTTTACTTCCAGTGAATGAAGGTGACTGTGTTCCTCGCAATACTTGGAGCCGTAAGGCACTAGCTTTGAACAGTTTGAATGCTTGCAAGGCAGAGCGGGTCGTCTTGGCATGGCCTTCACCCCTCTCTATATTCTTTCACATCTTAATCATATCACAATATTTCGTGCAAAGCAGTACCGACTTAGTACCGTATTAGTTCCGGGGTAGTTCCGCACTAGTTCCACCCTAGTACCGGGGTAGTTCCGTCTTTTCGATTTTTACAGTTTTTACTTGATAAATAAAAAAGTTCTATCTCGAAAAAGATAGAACCTTAAAAATTTAACCTTTTAAATAGTCATCCCAATCTAACCCATCTTTTAAGAAATGTTGCTTTAATTCTTCCCCTAATAAACTTTTGGAATATATGCAGGTTACAGGGTCACCCTTTGGAAATACTTCCTTTGATTTTAAATTTAGTAGTGACTGTGGAACTATTTTGGATTGTGTATCCTTGAGTGTCAGTGCCAGGATTTGCTTTCTTGTTCTTAAAGAATAGTCAAACTCTAAACACAAATATTTACCGGAGCCAGTCAAACAAACAAATGTTCCAACCAATTCTTGAACAGCTCCTAATACTTGTAGCTTTTGCATTGTTGTTCCGTCTTTCTTTATACTGACCTGATCAATGCTGATATGATTAGCTAAACAATCATCAAAGAAACTACCTGGACCTTTTTGATATCGTATTCCACATAAATGCATGAAGTTAGTTGGAGAAAAATAAACCTCAACTACATTAGATTCTGTATGGTAATACATTACTTTCCCAACAAAATTTTTCTTGAAAAAAACCGCCGCAAGATGTAACTGCGTTAAAAAGCGCTGAAGCTTAATTCTTTCACCATCATTCGGTCTCTTATACTCTTCTTGTTTTGCCATACTCTCCTCACACAAAAAAAGTGACTTACAGAATCTGTAAGCCACTCAGTCAGTCGGTTTATTCTGGTGTCTGCCACCGCCTGGCCCTTACGTCCAAGATTAATATCGGATTTAGTTCTGGTGTCCGCCACCGCCTGGCCCTTATGTCCAAGATTAATATCAGATTGACCATGAGCCGACTACTCATCTACACCTTTATTATATAATAATGCAAATAATTTTACAAGTAGTTAACTCAAATTTACTCGAAAATCCCAGAGCTTTTAGACCAATTTCTTAGGGGTTAGCCAGATTGGCTACTTAATTTATCACAAGCAGATTACATGATGTAAATTTTTTTAAGCTACAACCTTTTCCAATGAACAACGAACCATACGCCTATAATAGTTCTCCATCACGTATGCTGCCATATCTGAAATGGTTTCTTTTGTGACTGGCATAACCTGCATACTGTGGGTTGCCTGATTATAAAGGGTCAAGAATTCAACCTCGATATGGTAGATATAAACTCCAGAAACAAATACGGTAGATAGAACTTCAATTTCTAAAATTTTCAAGTGTTGTCCCTCTTTCTATTGATATTTCTAGTATATCTCAAAATAAAGGATCAGAGGTTGCTATCCTCTCAAATGTACAAAAAAATGCCTGAAATGACCATCTCTTGCATCTCAGACTTTTTTTGAAAAGGTTATTTATTCTCTAGTCCTGCTTGGTAGGCTGCTTCAAGTGCTGCTTTTAAGGACCAAACTGAAACTTCATGAAAGTCCAGGCTGTCCGTGTTTCGTCTTTCCAGGGTTGGAACATTGAGGTATTGTTTAGCTATTTGCTCGAGTTGTTCTTTCATGGCTTTTACCCCTTTTCTTTTTTGTATGTGTATGTTACCGTACTACTCTTTATTTATCAAGTCATTAGCGAAGATTATTCAAAGTTTTTTAAACTCCTATCTGGACCCGTAGAGCCCGGTCAATCCGTACCAGTCAGGCTTCTTCTCGAATGGCCATGACCTTATTTTTTAACTGAAATTTATCCACCGTAAGAACCTGTTCTGCCAAAACCAAGCTGGACCACTTGAGTTCTTTGAAAACTTTCTTAGGGAGGTAGACGTGAGTAGGCAGGTGCTTTTTCTTGTGAACCTGCTTGGTTAGAGGAACAACCGTAACCAAATGAGAATGGTCGTTAGCTTTATTGTTGCTGACGACGATGGCCGGTCGAATCCCTTGCTGAATATGACTGTTTTTCTGATTTCCAAAATCTACGTAATAAATATCTCCTCGTTTGCACATATGGTTCTCCTCTAGCTAAGTAAAAAATCTTCTAACTGCTGGTTTCTAATGGCATAAATCAATCGCAGTTCCTTAATGGCTTTCTGCTTCCACCTGCTAATGGTACTGCGGCTGATATGGTACTTGACCATGAGATTGTCCCAGCTTTCTGACACAATGACTAAATCCGTCACAAATTCCGCCAAATCATATGGAAGCTGACTGATAGCTACTTCAAAAAAATGCAATTCCTGAACTAAACGACAGTAGCGCTTTGACAAATATTGATAAAGCTCCCGATTGGCTTTCTCTGTTTCTTCCTTGTAGGATAAAGCAATGACCTCACTGCGATAAGGATTCTTACTGGTCTGCACCCTTGGTTCATCAGACCGACCATAGACCATGGTGTCCAGCATCTCATTTTCTGAGACGCCGACAAACTGGTCCAACTGGCTGCGTAAGAGCTTCATCTCCTTTTCCATGTTCTTATAATCATAGAAAAGGCTCTCTATTTTATCCATCTGCTTCCTCCTCTCTCAATTCATATTTGACGGCATCAATCAGGGATTGCTGAGAGATGTCCTTTTCTTTCAATCGTTTCATAACTTGTTCGTCCATTGTGCTCTTTGTAATGATGTGGTGAACGACAACCGTTTCTTTCTGCCCTTGACGCCAGAGCCTGGCATTAAGTTGCTGGTACAACTCCAAAGACCAAGTTAAGCCAAACCAACAAATGGTATGGCCGCCGGCTTGAAGATTAAGCCCATGACCGCTGCTTGCTGGGTGAATCAAACCAAGGGGAATCTTTCCCTTGTTCCAATCCTCAATATCCTGATTGCTTTGAATCACTCTAGCTTCTGAAAAACGTTCCTTGATGCGTTTCAAATCATGCTGGAACCAATAAGCGATTAACAAGGGCCGGCCATTCATACTCTCCACCATTTCTTCAAGAGCCACTAACTTCTGATCATGCAAGAGTACCATCTTTCGATTCTCATCATAAACCATACCATTAGCCATCTGCAACAATTTATTCGAAAGGCTGGCACTGTTTACGGCATCAAGTACCTGCCCCTTGAGAGAAACCATCATCTCTGTTTTAAACTCCTTATAAACAGCCAGTTCTTGCTCCGACATTTCAACCAGTACTTCATTGTCCACTCGTTCTGGCATATTGAGATAATCGACTGCCTTCATAGAAATCGTCATATCTGCTATCTTATCGTAGATGGCTTCTTCTGCTCCAGCCTTCGGCTTATAAGAAAAGATGACCTGACCGTTTCGTTTATCAGGGTTAAAATACTGGTTACGAAATCCTGTGATAAAGCGTCCCAATCGGTGTCCACCATCTAAAATCCCAATCTCAGAAAATAAGTCCATGATATTCCCAGGAGTTCCCGTCAGCCCAACCATGCGCTTGATTTTAAATCGAACTTTCTTTAAAGCTTTGAATCGTTTAGCCTGATAGGACTTAAAGCTAGAGAGTTCATCAATCACTACCATATCAAAATCAAAGAGTTGATTCTGAATCAACCAAACAACATTTTCTCGGTTAATGCTATAAATAAAGGCTGCGCGTGATAAAGCGGCTCTTCGTTCTACTTCACTGCCAATAGCAATAGAAATATCAAGCCCTTTTAAATGCTCCCACTTATCCAACTCACTCTTCCAAGTATAACTGGCCACTCGAAGCGGGGCAATGATCAAGACTTTTCTGACCTCAAATGAATCCAATATCAAATTCCACAATGCCGTTAAGGTAATCACGGTCTTGCCTAGTCCCATATCAAGAATCAAACAAGCTGTCTCATGCTCTTCAATGAACCGAGTCGCCACCTCTTGATAAGGATGTGCCTTGTATGTCATCTAGTATTTCTCCAATCCTTTCTTTATCGTCCAGCACATAAACCAGAAAACCTAACTTTCTTAACTGCTCCATGCGCCTGACCTGAATCTTTCTGGGCTTTTCTCCTGGGGCTTTTAACTCCACAAATCCAAGCCTGCCTTGAGGTAATACCACGATTCGATCAGGCACTCCTACCAAGCCAGGTGAGACAAATTTCATAGCAAGGCCACCCCGCTTCTGACTTTCTACTCTCAGTTTTTCTTCAATTTCTCTTTCTCGCATTTCTTCTCCCAGGGTTTCCGATAAGGGTTGCCAAAAGGGTTCAAACTCCTTACGCGCGTACGGGTGCCCATTACCCCTATTTTACTAGTAGTAACACTACTCTCTTAGAGAAAATAGGCAACTAAGGAAACTCGTACTAGAGAAACCACTATTGGCAACGGCTTTGAGAGGTTTCCCACTCGGTTGCTGGAAGGTAAAATCGAAAACCTATGGAAACCAACTAAAGCTTCCCAAGTTGCCTTACATCACCCGGACAAAAGCACGCTGAGTGCCATACAGGGAAAATTTCATCTTACCAGTCGTGTTTCCTGCATACTTATTCCAACCGCCGATTTTATTTAGAATTCCTTCAATTTCATAGGAATCAGCCTTTTTGATATTCTGCCTTTCCTTACCAAAGCACTCACACCAAATTTCCATAATGCAGACCCGCTCACGTTGCTCCGTCGCCTTCAAACTCTGACTGCCAAAATCGCTCCCAGCCAAGAAAGTCCGTCGCTCATATAAGTCCATCTTGGCCCAGTTATCTGGCAATAAGGTATTCAAATACTCTGCAACAATGCCTTCTCGGTCGTCTGATTCCATGGCTTCCTGTCGCTCTTTATTTGCTTCATTTTCTGCTTTTCCTTTTAGAAACAATTCCTCCCCTGCTTCATAATAGACCTTGGCTTCTGCCCACAATTGGTCTACATCGACTAGCTCCCAAGGCTTTAACTGACTGGCATCGGACACTCGAATCGGCCAAAAGCGACGGTTCCCAGTCACGTCTCGCAAGAAGCCACCTTCTGAATTGGTTGAACCCACAATAATACAAGTGCGTGGGTGACTTTCCACATTCACCCCATAGGCTTGGCGGAATTTATCATCCTGGCGAGATATAAAGGACTTGACCGTTTCCACATCCATTTTTCGAATTCCTGTCATCTCAGAAATCTCTAGAATCCAATAGCCCTGGAGCTTCTCTGCTGCAGTCTTATCCCGCATATCCGAAATCGCTAAAGAATCCGAGAACCACTCTTTTCCTAGCTTGAGAAAGAAGGTTGATTTTCCTATCCCCTGCGGTCCATTTAGTACAAGAATAGAATCAAATTTAATTCCTGGTTCGTAAATTCTCGCTATCGCGGCCACCATGGTTTTTCTCATGATAGCTCGTGTATAAGCTGTGTCTTTTGCTCCAAGGTAAAGAATAAGAAGTGAATCAATCCGCTCAACCCCATCCCAAACCAAAGGTTCTAGGTATTCCTTAATGGGATGGTAGATCCGGTAAGAAGTCACCACAGCTAAAAGAGCATCCTTGAACTTAGTTGGTGACCAAATACCATAGACACGCTCAAAGTAGAGTTTGGCATTAGCTAAGTCCGAATCATTCCAGCCTAGGCGTGACCGTCTCCATGGGAGCTCACCAATCACATCAATGACATTCTTGAATTCATTGTAGACAATATTTTGAAGGTTAGGGTCAAAGTGGAGAATGGTCGCAATGTTGGATAAGGTATCCTTAACACGGCCAGTCTTATCCAGTTCTAAGCTCGCCTGCCAATTCTCCGTATCAGCGAATTCCAAAGTCGCATCTGCTAAGCGCTCTTTTGCCAGTGTCTCCCTGGTCGCATCATCTTTTAGGACAAAGTCCTGCATAGCCTTATAAGATGACTGCTTAGTTGAATCTTTCTTTTCCTCATCATCCTGATCGCCAAAGAGATGCAGGCGAACCAAGTCAAAAGCAGATAAGAGCCTGTGACCATAAGGGTCTGTCGCATGATGGCTATAAGCAAACTTATCATCATAAAGAACAACTCCAGCACTGGTTGTGGCATGAATATAATCAAAGCGCCCTGGAATGCTAGAAGGTTTGTAAACATCTTCTAGAAATTTTTCAATTGCTTCTGTAATGGTGTAGGTTCGGTTAAAAGCCCCAATCAAGCCAGATTTTCCTAGTGGGTCTGCTTGTTTGGCAATGGCTCGCTCCAGCAGTTTGTTCTGCCGGCTAGATACTGGCCACTCAGTCGTATCTTTCCAGTTTTGATAGCGTGCTAGAACCGTATCCGGATTAAGGAAATTTCCCTCCAGTTTTTTGAAGACAAACTCTCCGTCTTGCGGGGTTGAAGGCCAATACATGAGGCGACTCGGTTCATACGTCGTATCATCAAACAGCTCAATACCAATGTCTTCAGCTACTTTTCTGGCAACAGCCTGGTATTCCTCAGCCGTTACTTCCCGAGATAAGGGGAGTATCAAACGCAGCCTTGGATGCTCTTTGGTATGTTTATGCGTTGAATAAAAATATGCAAAAAAAGAAAAGAAGAGTTCTACTTCATCTATAATGCCTGGTGTCGCAAAGTCCATGTCCAGAGTCAGGGCAGAACGAGACAGTACGGCATCTTTCTTTCGTCTTCCTTTGTCAAGTTTTCCTAAAACAAAGCCGCCGACATCTTTGATATTATCTTGTTTTGATTTTGCTAGTTTCTTATACTCAGCAACGGTCTCAGCCGTTCGAATAGTTGTTGAAATGCGGGCTTCAAACTGCTCCAAGCTATAACTGGTTTGCGTCCAAATCTTATCGGTTCGTTTGTTTCCTAATGAAATGGTAAGTTCCATTCTTTCCTCCTTAATCTTTCTTATAAAATTCACAGGCATAGCCGTCGGCTCGTAAAGGCAGACTTTCGGCCCAGTCTGGCTTTGTGGCAAGTAGCTGGCAGACTTTTGCCACACTCTCTTCTCTCACTTCTACCACCGCTTCATCATGCACATGAAGAACAATAGCTAATCCCTTTTGCTTGAGCTGCATCATGCCATAAGCCAATAAATCTCGGGCGATACCCTGCACAATATTTTCGACTAACTTTGGTCCATAGGTCTCAAGCCGAGTCCATTTCTTACTCTCTCCAATCCCTTCATAGGTTAGACCAGGTTTGCCAAATGCATTCATTTCCATGCGAGGTTTAACATAGGCTAATTTACGACCTGAAGGCAACGTAATAAAGAGCATTCCCGATTGATAACTAATGACTAGATTCTTAATCTTCTTCGATTCTCTTGTTTCGTATACCTGCTTTACGGCCTTATCTATCTCCCACCAAAAAGCGACAATATGTGGATTGGCTGACCGCCACTGATTGACGAGCGGCTGCAACTCCTCTTCTTCCAGTCCCATATCCAGTGCTCCCATAGCAGTTAAAGCACCAACTGAACCACCATAGCCAAGAGCCAGCTCTGCAATCTTACCTTTTTGACGAAGATGACTATTAGCCCCATGCTTTTCAACTGGTACTCCAAACATAGACGATGCGGATGCACAGTAGATATCCCCGCCCTGTTCAAAGATTTCTAACCGCCAAGATTCCCCAGACAGCCAAGCCAGCACTCGGGCTTCAATCGCCGCAAAGTCAGCGACGATAAACTGATAGCCTTCTTTGGAGACAAAGGCAGTCCGGATGAGTTCGGAGAGGACACTAGGAACATTGTCATAGAGAGTATCCAAGGTTTCAAACTGACCTTCTTTGACAAGCGTTCTAGCAAGGGACAAATCCTTGAGTTTGTTCTGGGGAAGGTTCTGCACTTGGACCAATCGTCCAGCCCAGCGGCCGGTTCTATTGGCTCCGTAAAACTGCAAGAGCCCGTGTACTCGTCCATCTGAACAAACACAACGTTTGATAGCCTGGTATTTCTTGACGGAGGTCTTGGACATCAAGAGACGCAGCTTCAACATTTCAAGCACTTCTCCCTCTGCTTCTTTGAGATGCTTCGTCACCTCTTTCTTTCCTAGCGAGTCCATGAAGACTCCCTGTTCTTCTAACCATCCCTTTAGTTGAGAGACAGAATTCGGATTCTCTAATCCACTCAATTCGTAGGCTCGTTTTGTGACCTGCTCCTTATAAGAGAGGTCACAAAGAATGGCCTGTTCAACCAACTGCAAGTCTACTTCTATGCCTCGGTCATTGATTTCCTGATCCAGCTGATAGAGAAACTGTTCACTTTCAAGCAAGGGATAGTTTCTTAAGCGCTCTCGAATAGCTTGTTCCACCTCCACATCTCGCTTGCAGTAACGTTTAAATAATTCCCAGTCCTCAGGCGCATGATGGGGGAAATTCCGCTCCCGCATACCATTTACTTTCGTTCCTTTACAGGGCAGGCAGAAATAGCGAATCAGCCTGCTTCCCTCTTTCATCTTTTGTTCTTCTATGTTGAGAACTCGTCCCACTCCTTCAAGGGATAATGGTAGGCCCAGACTTGCTGCAAGCACTGCCGTACACGACCAGGACCTGGCTGAGAGATGCTCTCCTAGAAACTTGGAAAGACAGACCCTCTCAAAGTTGGCATTGAAGGCCGTTTTTATAATGGCATCATCGAGTAGAGCTAAGAGAATCTCCTCCGGAATCTGCTCCCCCTGAGCCAAGTCTACCACCTGCGTTTCGTTTTCGTCCTCCTTATAGGCAAAGAGCAAAATCTCAAATGCTGGGCTATACACATAGCGGTAAACACCGCATTTTGTTAAGTCTACATCTGAATAAGTTTCAATATCAATGCTTAGAGTTTTCATCCGTCCTCCAATAGGTAAAGAGGTGGAGACCCACCTCAGGCTAGAAAGTCGTCATCATCCACGGTACCGAATTCATCTTCTGCGCGAACTCGGCCACCTAGTGGCTCTCCGTCTTTCAATTTTTGAATGTTTCCAAGACCAGCTGCAACCCCACGATTTCCGTTGGAATTAAAACCATAGAAGGTAACAGAAACCCGACCATAACAGCCTGAATATACTTCCGCCTGGTCAAGAATCGGCTGCACCTGCTGGTCTACGACCTGCGGCTTTTGTTTGGAATTACAGTTAATGAAATAGCTATTGGCATAGGCTTCATCATCCAGTCGGTCAATATCTCCATCTCGGAGTGGCAGTTTCAGATTGGCTGGAATTTTCCCGCCAAATTTTGAAATAGCTTCTTGTTTCGCTTGCTCTACAGCTTGTTGGATTTTCTGAATGGTGGCCTTATCGCTCTTTGGAATAATGACCGATACAGAATATTTTGGTTCAGAACCATTAATGGATTGCGGTTCCCATACATTGGCATATGACAGACGGCCAGGGACGATTACTTTTGTTTCTTTTGACATATTAGTTTCCTCCAAATTCAGCTGCTGCTGGAATATATTCTTTTCGTTTATCATTTTCAGGAACAAGGGTTAACTTGCCCTGAGGTTTGCGAACCAAGTGACCTAACACTCGGTTAAATTCTTTCTTGCCCATCCGTTTCTCGAGTTCAGTCAGAGAAACCAGACTTTGTTTATAGATATCGGTGAAGCCTTCTGCCTCTGCTAGTTTGGCCACTTCATCTTCATCAGTGAACTGACGGATAGAGCGGCCTTCAACGAGCTTAAACCCATTCCATGATTTATGAGTATCAATGGCCACCTTGGTCGCATAGTCTTTCACCTCTGTCGCCCATTTGACCAGGTCATCCACATGAAGAAGAATTTCTTCAATCTCGCCATCCGTCAAAAGATGAGGGGAAGCCAACTGGAATTGTTCAAGCTCTTTATGATAGTCCATTCGTGCCCTAAGAACGGCATTGCAAGGTGAGAACTGACACCAAGGACCATAGGTGACCTCTCCTTCCCCTTTAAAGGCCAGTTCAGCCTTAGGTTTCAGCTCCGTCTCAGCCCACTCTATCAAATCTTCTCGCTGTAAAATGGCCGTTGAGACATTGCCTTTTCGTGGCTGAAAAATGGTCATCTTGATGTCCTCAATATCATAGAGAGCATCATAGAGCTCCAAGGCTCCCAGAGCATAGAGCTTCATCTGCGGATTGTTCTCCGCTTCAACCAGTACTCCTTTGCCATACTTAAAGTCCACGACATGAAAGGTACTGTCTGCCACAATGACGCAGTCAGCAGTCCCAAAACCTTCTGGAACATAACGGGAAAAGTCAACGGTCTGCTCAATCAAAACAATTGGATCACTGGTACTTTGTTTCAGTTGTTCCAACTCATCTATGATGAAGGTAACATAATCTTCCGTGGCTTGTTCCATCTCAAGCGTCAACTCGCCTTCTGGTTCTTCTGCTTCTATCCGAAGTGCACTTTTCAGCTTATACTCAGCTAGAGCATGGGCCAGTGTCCCCTCTTCTGCTGCAGGATTAGTCTTGTGTTCAAAGAACTCCTCTAAGCGAGCAAGAGGCGGCACCGTCAGCCAGCGGTGGCTGGAGGATGCTGATAATAGAGCGTGTTGTTTTTCTGCCATATCAGAGTCCTTTCGCATCTTCAAGAAGGGAAGAATAGCGCTTTTCTTCTACCGCAGAGAGCTTGTTTGCTCCATACTTTTGGAGGAGTTCTCGTACCTGTTCTGTCTTGCCTGCCCGAGATTTTTCAGCCAGGACTTTGCGAATATCTTCAATGGAGATAGTTGGTGATGAAACATTTTCAGTTTTTTTAACAGATACTTCATCTGTAAGGTTGACTGCACCACATAGTTCTTCCAGACTGTCTGCCAGCATCCGTAAGTTGAAGATAACGGTTTCTAGTTTTTTCATTTGTGCCATAGCTTTTCCTTTCTTATTCTAAGAACATGCTTGGAAACTTCTACCAAACAGAATCTTTAGTATTAGTAACTTTTGGATTCTTTTCTCCTGCATAGCGAACCTTATGTCCGCTGCATTGGAGTGCAAATAAAGGTTCTACCCGGTCATCAATTTCCATGGTATGTGGATTAATAGGCTGACCATTCTCATGGAATAATCGGAAAGTTTTTCCCAGCTCTTTCGCCGTTTCAATCTCATACTTCATACCTTGAGAGATATTGGGACCATAGACCCAAATCTCATCGCACCGCTTTAAAATCTCCTGCCCCATAGTTAGCCCTTGAATTCGCTCTTCAGGATTTCGATCATTTAAGAACTGTGTCAAAAGTAAATGCGGGGCGACGGGCACATAACCTGCCTTAGTAGCTTGCTTAGAATAGGCAATAGCCTTCTTTTCATTTTCTGCAACATTCCCTCTGTAGGGTGAACAAATAAATACTGTTCTCAT